GCCATGCGGGCTTGCGTTCACGGGCGCGTGGCCTGTTCACTCCTCCATTGCCTTTCTTCTTGCCGCGTCGAACGCGATTCTGATGATGTTCTCCATCCACGCGCCGGGGAGCGTGATGAACTTTCTGGTTTCGTCCATGGCGGCGGCAATCTCCTCTTCAGTGATTTCGCGTGACGCTCCGGCCTTGTATCCTTGTCCCCACGCCCACTGCAGGTCACTGTCGATGTACGACGGGTCACGCTGCTTCTGTGCCTCGATTTCACTGCTGATGATGCTCATTCGTTTCCTCCGTTTCGTTGTTGATTGCCGTTTCGATTCGTATGCACAGGTCGAGCGCTTCCCGCCAGCCGGCCTGGTAGCCGAGCACATACGCCTCTGCCGGCGACTCGCTGCCCAATCCCGCTGAGGCCAGTGCGCTGAGCGCCCGTTGAATCACGTCAATCGGTCCGGCCATGGGTCA